CACGAATGATAAAAACGAAACTATTAATGCTTCTGAAACAAACTCAGACGGTTCAACCACTACTAACTTTACAGCCAAAGCTGAAGGTGATTGGACTAAAAAAGAACTGGAAGACCTTTGCCCAACAGCAAAGTGGGATGCAGTGTTTGCAAGTCAATACGATTCGGTAATTACTAACCCACCTAAAGAACCTGTAGCTAACAACAACTATGTAATTCCTAGCTAATGGAGCCACAACATTATACATTTCACACGCTACCAGCGGTTTTTATGTTGGAAGCGCAGCTATCTGAAAGCATGGTAGGTACGCTTAACGACTACCTTGATAAGTTAATGGTAGATCAGGAACGTAAAAGTCATGCGGGTACGCTAGTCGGGCAGATAGCTCACGGCCAGCAGCTTACTATGGATCACCATTGTGAAGAGCTAAAAGACTTTAACTGGACGATTCAGGGCCTGGCAATGGACTACGTTAAACAGTTCTGCGCTCAGTCTGGCAATCCACTAAAAGGTAAAAGAGAGGTATTAACTGATGAGCTTTGGTCTGTGCATAGTTATGCTGGGGATTATAATCCCATACACGATCATGGTACTAAAACACTTATGGGAGTCTCCTGCACCACATGGACAAAAGTACCACAACAAATCCTAGATCAGCCTACAGCGGGAAGCCCTGAATACAGCCTGTATAACGCATCAGGCAATGCGGATGGTTGTCTGGCCTTTAGCTATGGTCGTAATAGTTTATTAGATGTAGAGCGGTTAGCTCCTCCACAAAGTTTTGTAATTAAACCAGAAGTCGGAAAGTTTTTGATGTTTCCTAGTTGGCTAACCCATATGGTTTACCCCTTTGAGGGTGAAGGTGAACGGCGTACTGTCGCTGCTAATTTAAATGTTTGGAAGGTAGAAGATGACGGAACAAGGCACTGAAGAAGTTGTAGATGCAGAGGTTGTAGAAGAGGCAGAGGTTACTCAATTACCTCTTAATCCTGAAATGTTAACTGCTCGTATGGATGAGCTTAGAGAAGAGATTGGTCAGATCACTAACGTAATCAATGCTAATCAAAAACAACTAGACACTTATGTAGCGGCATTTAACTGGTATTCTCAACAGCTAGAAGCGGCTAATGCGGAGCAACAGTAATGGATTTTGTTCTTAATATAATATCTGTGGTAACGGGTATTGTGTGTGCGGCATCAATTATATGTAGCCTTACTCCTACACCTAAAGATGATGCGTTGATTGGACGGCTATATAAGATTGTTGAGATCGCAGCGTTAAATATTGGCAAGGCAAAAGATGGAGCCACAACCAATCCGATTAAGTTTGTTAAGAGGTCGGATTAATGGACGAGGCGCAAGAGGCTTTGAGTGAAATAAAGGCACATCAAAGAGAGTGCGCTGTAAGATATGAGAATATAGAAAAGCGTCTTAATGAAGGATCTGAAAAGTTCAAGAAGCTTGAGATGATGATTTGGGGCGTATATCCATTTATGGTGGCTACCATAGTGGCCGCAAAGTACCTATGAATGAAGGGAACAATACTAGCCTTTATGTTAGTTACAGTCATCGAAGGCAATGTGGCGCAAGGCTCAGATCAGATGTTGTTTCGAGACATTCATCGTTGCCAGCAATTTGCGTACTGGATAGAACATAATTGCAGAGATGTCCGTTGTAGAGGGGGCA